CCAGGCGTCTGGGAGTTCAACTTCTCTCTGGACATCAACTTCAACGCCACGGGCGGCATCCCGACGTTCGGGCTGTACTCGGGGGGCACGAACATGTCCAGCGCAGCGTTCTACGCCGGGCACATCCTGAACCTGCGCTGCCCGATCGTCCACTCGGACATTGCCACCATCCCGTCCACCGCCACGATCGACGTGCGCATGGCGTCAGGCTTCGGCACGTCTAACGTCACAGCGAACCAGTCGTTGTGTTACTTCACCGCGAAGAAAATTGCCAACTAACCAAGGAGGTCTCAGCACCATGAAGTCGATACTCAAAGCACTGGCGACGATCGCCACCAAGCTCAGTTTTCAGCAGGGGCGGTTGACGTTCCAGCAGCACCGGGCCCAGGTCAACCACAAGAAGGCCATGGGCAACAAGCACAAGGCGGAGCAGGCAATGGCGGCAGCCGATCGCGCTCGAGGCAACGCTGCTGCCCAGCCAAAGAAGGCCCGCGGGTTCCTGCGCCACGCCCGATCGAAGACCCGTCAGGCGAACCGATCGCTCAACCGGCGCCACAAGTTTGGCGCACGTCACGCCTACTGGGTCACCGAGGTCAAGACGACCCAGCGGAAAATCCACCACCTCGAGCAGTCGCAGAAGGACCGCGAGCACGACCTCGAGGAGTGGAAGAAGAAGCACCAGATTCAGATTCACGGCAACAAGGTCACGGGCGGAACGGCACGTCACAGGCTCGGAGCATTCGACAGGGCAGCGATCGCGGGATGCGCGTCGGGACGGCGGCACAACTACTACAGCCAGCCCGGCCACTTTCAGGTCGAGTTGGGCATCACTGGAGAACGTCCTGGCATCGACCGCTCTGATTGCTCGAGTTACGTTACTTCGGGGCACTGGTCCTGTGGGCTCGACGATCCGAATGGCGGCGGATGGAACGACGGGTACACGGGCACGCTCAGAGCGACCTTGAAGCAGATCCCGCTGTCGGCAGCCCAGAACGGCGACCTCGTGATCTACGGAGGTGGCACAGGCCACCACGTCGAGAGAATCTTGGACATCGAGAACGGTGTCACTGCCGGGCACGGATCGGCCCCTGTTGACAAGGGGATCATCGACCTGTTCGGCGACGGCGACTTCACCATCCACCAAGCGGTCTAAGGAGGCCAAGAATGAAACAGAACACACTCATCCCAGAGCGCTGGAAGCGCAAGATCAGGCCCGTCGCCAAAGCGGTGATGGCAGTCGGTACGACCGCCCTCCTCGTCGTGGCGATGGTCGCCCCCGAGTACAACGAGACGGCCCAGTACATCGTGGGCGCGGTCGGCGTGGTCCTCGTCGGGTTCGGCGTGTACCGAATTCCCAACAGGGCACCCTAGGTACTCGCCATGGGGGAACTGACCATACCCGAGGCGGCCTGCTTCATCACCGCTCTCCTGATCCTCGCCCGAGGACTTGTCTTCGGCCTCGAGGTGGAGGACGCCGGTGTGGCCATGTTCCTCATGGGCCTCGTCCCGATCCGGCGGGCAGACAAAAAGGGGAAGGACTGATGAAAGATCTACTCATCCGGAACGTCTGGCTTGCCACCTACCTGATCCTCTGCGGCGTGATCGCGCTGCTCTACCTGAGGTTGATATGAGGGACCTGCTCGACAGACATCCGGCGACGATCGGCTACCTGGCCTCGGGGCTCATCTTCACCTGCTTGATGTACGGCCTCCTATTCGACATTCGGGGGGACAACCTGGCGGCGTGTGGGCGGGCTAACGCTCGGGCCCTCGAGGTCAATACCCGGGTGCCTGTCTTCGAGGATCTGATCTCCAACCAGAAGGTAATTCTCCAGCACATCGGGAGGGAGGCCAAACCCGTGCCTCAGCACGTGAGCACGGTCACCCTGACCGACTGCGAAGAGGCCTTCCCACCGCCGTGGCCTTGGAGTTACTTCTAGGCGCTCGAGTGACAACCTTGACGGGCTGCCGCTGAGACCAGCCCGGCACAGCGTGAGCGGCCCGCGCTAGGCGGGCCGCTTGCGGTCACCGGGTACTACGTGATCATGCGGACACCGCCTGACGCTTTCTCAGCTCGACGCTCTCGAGATCGAAGTATCGGTCAGGTTGATTCATGGGGGCGGGTGGATGCCCCCACCTTAGATCACCTTAGATCGCGGCAGATCAGCCCATGAAAAAGGCGCCCCTTGCGGGACGCCCTTTCAGGTGCTGCGCGATCGTCGGCGGCGCTCAGTCGGTAACGTCGATGCCGTTGGTGGCGACGTGGTGGACGAAGGCGAGCATGATGCCGGCGTACTTGAAGTACTTCTCGCTCGTCAGCGTCGAGGTGCTGCTGTTGGACTTCATGGACAGGATCTTGCCCGAGTCGTCGGCGGTGACGTCCACGTCCACATTCGGCAGCGGCGTCCGCTCGTAGACGGCGTCGCCCTCCTCGTTGACCTGGACGGTCTTCATGACTTCGATGTTGAAGCGCAGCTCGTTGGTGCCCAGCTCAGCTTCCTCGTTGACGTTGACCACGATGATCAGGCCCTCCGCCTCGTCGAGCGTGTAGGTCACGACGCCTCGGGTGACGACCATTGAGCCGTACTCCCGTGACTCGTGGCGGATGACTTCCTTCGTGGCGAGAATGTTGAGAATGTGAAGTGCGGTTTCCATGCTGGTGTGCTCCTTGGGGTTGATTGAGTTGATGCTTGAATAATAGCGCTGCTGGTGGGCGTGTCAACCGCTCAGTCGTCGGCGGCAATCAGGACCAGGTTGTCAGGGTCCCACGACCACTTGGTCATCTCGCCCCAGCGTTCCGCCACGTCGGCGTCCGACTTGAAGGGCACGTCGCTCGGCAGCGGCACGTTGTCCTCCATCTCCTCCTTGACGATCACCAGCACCTCGTTGACGAGCGCCCGCGGCGTCTGGATCAGGATCGAGTCGTGGACGGTAGACACGATGTAGGCACCCCCGGGCAGGCGGTGGTGGATGCGCACGAGTGCCGAGAGGGTGATGTGGGACGCCGTGCCCTGGATCGGCGTGTTCACTGCCTGCCGGCCCACGGCCCCTCCGTCGGTCGGTGGGATGTAGTCGAACCGGCGCTTGTTGCCGAACGGGCCCTGGACGTACTGCTCCCGATATGCGAACTCTTTTTGCTCGCCCATCCACTCGTTGAACCTCGCCCAGTTCCTGAGCATCTTGTCGAAGAATTCCGTGACCTCCTCGACCGACCAAGGCGTGCCACCAGAGTCGGCGATGTAGTCCATCTCGGGCCCCTCAGCGAGAGACCTCGCACCCCGGGCGTACATCACTCCGAAGTTCATACACTTGGCCATGTAGCGCTCGTACTTGGTCGCCTCCTCTCTCGTCTTCCCGAACAGGGCCCACGTCACCTCCTGGTGGACGTCGCGGTCGTCGATGAACACCTGCTTAAAGACCGGGTCCTCAGCGATGAGCGCAGCCACCCTCAACTCGAGCTGGGAATAGTCGGCCTCGATGAAGACGTTGCCCTCGCCGGCGACGAAGCCGTTCCGCACCTCGACTCCCGTGTGGGACGCGTCGGGTATGTTCTGGAGGTTCGGGTTGTCAGACGACAAGCGCCCCGTCGCCGTTCCGTGGGGGTTGAAGTTGCCGCGGATCCTGCCGTCCGGGTCTACTCGATCGAGCATGCCGCGGACGTAGGTGCCGGTGTTCTTCACGAGGTTCCGGTACTGGACAATGTCGTCCAGCACAGCGTGGTGATCTGGGAACTCACGGGCGAGCGTTTTGAGCACCGCCTTCGCCGTGGGCCCCTCCCGCTGGACGCCGCGCCTCGAGGTGAAGGTCGGTGCCTTGTGCCGATCTGCTGCCCGCTGCCCGCTGTTCAACTGGTCGTGCTGGTTCTTTTTGTAGGCCTTCATGGCCTCCTCACCATAGGGGAGGTTGAGGCCGTCCTCGCCGTAGACAAGCGCCTTCACTTGCTTGGGACTGTTGGGGTTGAAGTCGGGGTCACCTGAGGCGGTGCGCAGACGCCCAAGAATCTCTTCCGCTCGAGCGTTGAGTTCGATCTCGGCGGCCTCGTAAAACTCGGTGTCAACCTCGACCCCTCTGAGCTCGATATCCGCGAGGGCGAGCGCCGCAGGCATGAGGATCTCGTCGAAGAGGTCCAGCAGGGCCTCGTCCTCCTCGAGCGCCTCGTTGTAGAGGAGCGGGTACAAGCGGGCGGTGTAGAAGCAGTCGAGAGCCAGATAGGTGCGCAGGTCCTCGCGCATCTCGTCCCGCCTCACCTTCTTTAGCCCCTTCGAGTTCCACTCCTTCAGGAACTTGGGAATGTCGATCGAGTAGTCGGGCGCGTCGAAGCGGCAGCGGGCGAGCGTCTCGAGCCGGTGCGAGGCGTAGCGACCCATGGGGCGCTCGTCGAGGGCGTAGTGGAGGAGCATCGTGTCCTGAACCGCCGCGGGGGCGTAGGGGATGCCGCGCTCCTCGAAGGCGACCCTGAGGAACTTCAGGTCGAACTTACAGTTGTGGAACACGACCTCGAGCTGGGTGCTGTTGAGCAGGCGGGCGACCTGCTTCCAGACGGTCTTTTTCTTCAGGGCGAGATCGTCGAGGACGTAGGTCGTGCCGTTGCCGGCCTCGTCGGTGACGCCGATGCCCAGAGCGATCACCTCGTCCGCGATCGGTGAGAGGCCAGTTGTCTCGAGGTCCATGGACACGGCGTCCTGCTCCTCGATCAGGTCGGTGACGAGCCCAGCGAGTTCGATCGGTGAGTCGACCCGCTCGATGTTGACCTCGGGCCACGGTGCGCGACCGTCCTCGGTGGCGAACTTCTCGAGGTCGAAGACGAAGTCGCGGAACCAGTCAGGACCGGTCGAGACCATTCCCGGGCCGAACGTCGCTAGGACGTCCATGCCGTAGGCCTTCACCCACCTGCCGCGGACCTTGGTGATGGGCAGGTTGCGCTCGGCGCTCACGAGGGCTGAGTACCCAACCGTCCCGAGGCATAGGACCTTGGTCACTCCGACAGAGCGCAACTCTGAGACGAGGCGCTCACGGCAGGCGAGCATGGCCTTCTTCAGCACCGACTCGTTCTTCTTGTCGAAGGAGAGAGCGCAGTTCGTCGCCGAGGTCAGGTAGACGTCCTCGAGGTCGAGCCCGACTGCCTCCGCCGTCACCCGCAACAAGTCAGCACCCGACCCACGACGACCGGCCAGAAAGTCACCCTTCAGGTCGGCCTCGTTGGTCGGGTGCTCGAACACCACCGCCGTGCTGTACTGTCTCCCGTCCCGCCGGGGCACGGAGCACTTGTGCTCGAGCGGGCAGTCGCGGCATGGTTCGGTGGGGTCCGTGATCATCGTCCGGCGATGATCAGCTCGTTGTTCGCTGCCGCCTCGAAGACGGCGACGTTCCGCTCAGCGAGCAGCATCCCGTTATGGGACAGCCCCTCGCTGAAGTAGTTGGGCTTTCGCCGCGGGTAGGCGGGCACGTCCCCTCCGGGCTCGAGCAGGATGTCCGCGTCCGCGTAGACGAACGGCTTGGCGCTGTCCGTGCTGCGCACCCACGGGTGCTTCTTCGCCACCTTGGCGAGCTGCCAGAGGTCGGTGGGCCACCCGAGGCAGTGGACGTCCGCTCGATCGTGCTCGAAGTACTCGACCACGTACTCGTCGATGATGCCGACGAGCCCGCCCTTCAGGGTGTAGTAGTCCTTCGAGATGCCGATCACCGGAGGCCCGAGGTCGAGGTGGACGTCGCCCCCATGATGGATCGCCATGAGCAGCATGAGGCACGTGCTCCACTCGTGGCGTCCTTCACCCTGCGGGACGTACATCAGGCGCGGTCGTCCAGCCCGCTCGAAGCAGTCCCGACCGTGCTGGGTCTTCAGCCACGAGATCGAGTTCTGCGCCGAAGTGACAGTCGCCCGCCGATCGAAGAGGACGTCCGGGACGACCACCTCCTGAGCACGTAGGAGGGACGCCTGCTTCAGCAGTGCCTCGAGGTGGTTGCCTCGCCCGTGCTCGTGGGCGCTGTTGTCGAGGATCAGGTAGTCCCCTGCTTCCCGCCGCTTGGTGTAGTGCTCGCGGTAGGCTGGGAACTCGTCAACGAGGTGGGACAGGAGCAGGTGGAGGTCACCGTTGCCGAACTTGTCGAGCAGCGGTACCGGAGGTATGAGCGCCGTCTTCACTTGCCCACCCCGTGCCACGTCTTCTCGAACTCCACGTACCCCTTGGCCCGCTCGAGGCAAGCGCCGCACGTCCCGCACCCGTAGCCCCATGAGTGAAGCAACTCGTGGTTGCCGTTGTAGCAGGTGTGGGTCTCGGTCCTGATCGTCTCGAGGACTCCGATGTCTTCAGCGAGGCGCCAGGTCATCGCTTTCGAGAGGTTCATCAGCGGGGCGAAGATCGCCATGTCTTCGATCCCGAGCGCTGAGTTGATCGCCTGCTCGGCGTGGTCGATGAACCCCTGCCGGCAATCGGGGTAGCCTGCGGCGTCTGCCTGACACACTCCGGTGTAGATCGCACGGGATCCAATCTTGGCAGCGTAGGCCGCTGCGATCGACAGGAACAGGAGGTTACGCCCGGGCACGAATGTCGCCGGCAATCCGTTCTGCTCAGCGAACACGTTTCCGTCAGCGCCCACACCGCCCTCAGGCACGTCAACGAGCTCGTCTGTCAGCGCAGTCCCGCCGAGATCGTGGAGCACCTCGAGGTCGTACTGGGCCGGCGCTCGTCCCGTGAGTTCGATCGCGGTTTTCTTTCCGCACTCGAGCTCGATGGCGTGTCGCTGGCCGTAGTTGATCTGGAGCGGGAACACGTTGCCGACGCCGTACACCTGAGCGGCGTACGCCAGGCACGTTGTCGAGTCCTGCCCACCGCTGTGAAGCACCACTGCTTTGTTGTCCATCTATGCCTTTCCGATTAGGCGGAAGAACTCTTCCTTCTCGCCCTCGAGGTTGCTGTTGAATACGCCGCGGACAGCGGACGTACAGGTGCGGGTCCCGGGCTTCTGAACGCCCCGGATGGTCATACAGAAATGCTCCGCCTCGATCACCACGATGACCCCGAGGGGCTTCAGTGCCTCCTCGATCGTGCTGACCACCTGCTCGGTGAGCCGTTCTTGAATCTGGAGACGGCGGGCGTAGGCGTCGACCACTCGAGCGAGTTTCGAGAGGCCGACGACCTGGTCGCTCGGGATGTAGCCGACGTGGGCGAATCCGGTGAAGGGCACCATGTGGTGCTCGCAGACGCTGGTCACCGGGATGTCCTTCACGACGACCATGCCATCGTACCCTTCTCGATCGAACTTTCTCTCGAGGAGCTTTGCCGGGTCGATGGCGTAGCCTGCGCAGAGTTCGTCCACCCACATCTTCGCCACCCTCGAGGGCGTGTCGTCCGTCCCGCTCCTCGGGCCCGTCGGGTCGATCTGCTCGAGCATCCAGCTCACCGCTTCCTTCACCTCGACCCTTGCTGCCTTCGCAGCCTTCTCCTGCTTGGAATCGTGCTTTCCCGTGTAGGTCATCTCCCCATCTCGTTTCCCCACAGCACCACGTGGTACTGGGACTGGATAACTACGTTGTCAGAAGCGCTGAACACGTCGGAGGCGAACACCTCCTGAGCGAGCCACCTCGAGGAGTGAATCAGCCCGAGGCGCACCTCGTCCGGCGTGCGCTTGTCAACCCGGTCAGGAGCACCAACGGTGCGCCCAGCGTCGTTCCCCGCCGACAGGTACAACTTGAACTCCGGGTGGAGGGTGTGGACACGCTCAGCCCACCTCAGGTCGTCCTCGTCGAAGATCACCAGCTTGAGGAACGACCAGTCGGGCTCGCGCAGTCCTGCCGCGCCTGCCTTCTTGACCTCCTCGAGCGTCGCCTCGACCTCGAGCCACTGCTTGCTGCCGAACCCCTCGAACATTCCGCTCGACGGGGGCTTGGGAGACAGGCAGAGGCGATCGACGTGGGCGAGCCATCCGGGACACTTCGACCCTTGGGTCTCCACGGCGACACGCCACCCCTTCTGATGTAGCTCAGCGACGAGCTCCGTGAGGTTTAGCATCGCTGGGTTGCCACCGGACAGGATGACCCATGGAACGTCAGAGCGTGCGGCTAAGGAGTTGACGATCTCCTCGGCGTTCATCCTCACCATGTTGAGGCGCACCTCCTCGGGCAGGACGGCGTGGGGCGTGTCGCACCACGAGCACCTGTAGTCGCACCCGCCGAACCGGACGAAGTGGCAGAGGGTGCCTTGGTCGACACCCTCTCCCTGAATCGTCGGTCCGAACATCTCGACCACGGGCCACGTCAGCCCCCGCTTCCTGTCTGCGGGCTTCACACCATCACCTCGGCATAGGACGTGGGCGTCTCCCACAGCAGGACCTTGTAGATCCTGACGTGGCGACGCCGCTGGTCCTCGGTGAGACGCTCGTCGAGCAGCGTCTTCAGCATCCGAGCGATCCAGACGCTCACCTCCTCGCACGTCGAGACCTCGACCGCCCCTGTCTTCACGAGGGTATCGTTGAGGTCCCGATGCTCGAGGAACGGCTCGAGATGATGCTTGTAGAGCTCCTTCACGAGACCGAAGTCAACGACCATGCCATCGTCGCTGTCTCCCGTCACGTCCTTGGGGGTGCCGATCACCTGAACCTCGAGGCGGTAGGTGTGCCCGTGAACGTTGCGGCACTGCCCCTGATGGTTCGGGAGGTGGTGGGCGGCGTGGAAGTCGAACGTCTTGGAGACGATCAGCGTTGACTTCGCCATCATTCACCTCCCCGAGCGACCTGCGCCTGCGAGCGGGCGTCGATCGCAATTCCACCACGGGGCTTCTGGACGACTCGCACCGTGACCTCTACGTGGTCAATCGCCGCTGCTACATCGTCCGCGATCTGTGAGGCGAGTGCCTCAGCGAAGCCTCCGTGCTGGCGATAGGACCCGAGGTACAACTTCAGGCTCTTCGACTCGAGGAGGCGAGGTGCCTCGGTGAGTTCGATCACCACGGTGTAGTAGTCCGGCTGCCCCGTGATCGGACACAGCGCAGTCACCTCGTCTGAGTGGTAGGCGACCGACACGTGCCCACCCGGGGCGTCGAAGACCTCGAGCGTGCGCCATGTGGGCTCCGACACCTGCTCCCTTTTGGGAGCAAGTGCCGGTGCCCTTTCACCAGCGTCGATGTTGGGGACGATCGAGCTCATCTGAGCTTCCTCTTCCGGGCTGCCTTCGCCGGCGAACCCTTCTTCGCACGGGACGCCTTCGCGGGCTTGTCCTCGACCTCGTCGACCGAGAGGATCTCGTTGACTCGGTTCTGTTCCTTCCCGTTATACATCTCGTTCTGGACGACGGCGATACAGGCGAGCCCGTCTACCTCGGGATTGGTCAGGAGCGGACCCTCCTTCGGGGTGACCTCAACCTGCTCGTCCCACTCGAGCTCGAAGTCCTCCTCGTCGCCCGTGATCACGCCGAGCGCCACGAAGACGTCCTTCAGGCGGAACATGGCCTTCGGGGACAGCGACGTGATCATCCACAGACGCTGGTTCTCGAACTCACCATCCTGGACCTCGAGTTCCCAGTTGAGGTAGTAGTGCTCACTGGACTTCGACTCCCTGATCTCGACGCGGTCAACGACCACCTCGTAGTTGCCCTCGGGAAGGGGCTCGAATGACGAGGACTCGACCTCGGCAAAGTTGATGCTTACACCGGCCATGTTCAGCCTTCTTTCTGTTCTGCTTCGACGCCAAGCGCCTCAGCGATTTCTGCCCGAAGGTCGGCGACCTTCTGGGATGTGTCGATGTTCAACTCCTCCGCCTCGACGATGCCGACGAGAGCGGCCTTCTTCGCATGGGACAACTCCTCCCACGTGTAGTACTCCTCCTCACCCTCTTCGGGCTCAGGTTCGTCCTGCTCTTCCTCCACCTCGTCCTCGACGATCGGCGCAGGTGCGCTGCCGTCGACTCCGATGGCGTCGAGGATCTTGGTGACGCTCGGATCCTCGATCTCGTCCGGGACACCTTCAGCACCCCAAGGGGTCCTGACCTTCGTCCTGAACTGGGGCGTGTTTTGGAGGATGAGAGCGCGGAACACGTCCCCCTCCTCGTCCTCACCGACTGCGAGGTAGCCGACCACGGACATCAGACCGACGACCTCCTCGGCCATCTGTCCCGCCATCGCCGGCACCTTCACCTTGCCGATGCCACGCTCCTCGACCTCCTTGGCGTGCGCCGTGTAGAACACGTGGAGGTCCAGGTCTCTGAACTCGCGCAGGAGTCGCCGCATCTGGACGGACGCCTTCCCGTAGTCCCGCTGCTCGAGCAGCTCGGGATCGCGCCTCGACTGTCCTTCCTCGTCGAGGATGTGAAGCAGGGCGAACAGATGGGTCTCGCTGATCGAGTCGATGCCGAGCGACTTGTACCGCTCGCCCTCCTTCAGCGACGACCCTGGCAACGTCCAGTGCTTGCCGCTGCTGAGCGCGTCGAAGCACACGTTGTAGTCGTCCCACGACTTGATCCTCGCCACGTCGATCTTCAGGCCGGCAAGCGTCTCCGCTCCGCCCTCGAAGTCGAGCAGCAGCATCGGGTCGGTTCGTGGGTCGTCCTGCGCCGTGCCGAGCAGGTGGGTCTTGCCCTGCCCTGACGGCCCGAATATCAGCGCCTTGGCGTATCGCTTTTCGTCTGGTCGTGTGATCTTCATGCCGCGGTCACCTTGACCTCGATCGACTCGCCCAGCTCGAGCGCCTGCTCCTTCTTCAGGTACAGGGTGCCGATGACCGGCTCGTTGTCACCTTCGACCTGCTCAGCGAACCGGATGGTGTTCTTCGTTTCCTTGTCCTGCTTGAACTTGATGCTGATTCCGCTCTTGGCGTCTGCCATGAGTATCTCCTTGGGTTGTGTTTGGGTGGGTAAAATTGAGAAGTGGTGACACAGGTTTAGCGTCGAGGCGTATAAGGAGGAGGCCCAGAAGGAGGCCCCCGACGATCACCCCGGCGGCGTAGATCACGCTGCCGCCTTGCGATCGCCGGAGTCCATGAAGCCGCCCTCGATCACCGACTCAACGTCCGACCCGTCTTCCATCGCTTGGCAGATTCGGTTGACGGAGCACGACGGGCACGACCACGGCCGTTCCCGGATTCGCGGCACAAGCGTCGGTCAACATCGAGGCAACGTCGGTCGCGGTGAGCGACTGATACGAAGACTCGAAGCGGCCAGTTGCCGCGACCATGGACGCGCCGAGCGCTGGCCAGTACATCCGGCCCTTGTAACTACGGCCCGCTCGCGCAGTCATGAGGCTGGCGACCACAGCGATTTGGTTCGGCTTGTTCGACGGCTGAGCCGGGAGCGGAGCAGAGACGGGCGCCTCCGCCGCCTCGATGAGCCCGTCGTCGATGTCGCGGAACTCGACTCGAATGGTGTCCAGGCTGGTGTAGGCACCCCAGATACCATCGGCGAAGGACGGGAGCGCCAGGTCATAGAGCGCGGCGATCGCCTCCGCCCATTCCTGAAGAACCGTCACCCCACCCTGGCCAGTGGACGTGTCGCCGACAACTTCTGCGGCGTTGAAACTTGTGGACCAAACCTCATCCCCGGGCAAAGTCCCGGAGTAAGTGATTCGGTTGTACGGACCGGCGATAGCCATTAGAGAACGCTCCTACGTGTTCTGGACCAGACCAAAGACCAAGAAAAGAATTGATCGACTTCGCTTCGCTCAGGCTCTGGATAGACGCTTCGCATCTATTAATGGTTGAGGGTACACGATGTTGTCAAGCCCTACAAGGGGCAAGACGAAAGCCCCCCCGTAGCCCCCCAGGGGGCACCGGAGAGGCTTCGCCTCTAGGCCTGCGGCCATTAGTCCAGAATGAGGATCCTGCGCCCTTCACAGTCCACCGAGCGAACGGCACCTGTGAGTTCGATTAGAGCGGCC